AGGAGAAGTATTTCTTGCAGTCAGAAGATTTGTACCAGATTTTAAAACATTACAAGGTAATTCTAAAATAAGTCTTGATATAAAAAGATATCCACAACAAACATCTACAGTATCAACACATAGTCCTTTTACAGTAAATTCCAACACAACAAAAAAAGATACCAGAGCTAGAGGTAGATTTGTTAGTTTAAAAATAGAGAATATAAATGCAAGTGAGTCGTGGAGATTTGGTACATTTAGATTAGATATACAACCGGATGGTAGAAGATAATGGCAAAGATAACTGTTAGAATACCAGAACCAAAAGAACAATATGATTTTTCAAATCAAAAACAAATAAATAGATCGTTGACACTTATGAAAGAACAATTAAACTCAACGTTTCTAGATGAACTAAAACAGGAGCAAGAGAGATTCTCTTGGTTTTTAAGTGGCTAATATATATACAAATGCAAAGGTAGATCTAACTACCAATAGTGAAACAACGGTTTATACAGGGCCTTCTGCTACCACTAGTATTATAAAATCTATACTAGTTTCTGACGATTCTGGTAGTGGAGATACCATAACTTTAACATTAACAGCTGGGGCATCGGTGTTTAGTTTGTTTAAAACAAAGGCTATTTCGACCAATCAAACAGTTGAGTTATTATCACAACCCCTTATAATACAAGAAGCTGAAATATTAAAAGCAACAGCAGCCACAGCAGACAGGTTACATATTGTCATTTCTGTGCTACAAATAAATAGGAACTAATATGGCATTTAAAGAAGAAGGATCAGTAGAATACGTAACGATTGATGGTAAAGAGGTACCTGTTGTTAAGTGTGAAGCTGAAATAGTTTTAAGAAATACAAAAACAAATTACGAATACAATTCAGATAAGGAAGCAGAAGACGACATTGCTAATCCAGATACAGATACAGTAAGAGAAGATATAACAAGATCGGTAAAAATTAAAGTAGCAAAGATACCAGCCCTTGGTGCATCATCTGATAAGGACGAAGATTAATGGCAATTACAAACGCTCAACAATTTAAACAACTTGTAAACCCACCAATGGATGGTAAGAGACCAGGTTATCGTGGTGATGCTGCGTATGGAGACAAAAATGAAAAAGGTCAAACGAAAGATAGTTTTGCAGCTGGAGATGGTTTTGACAGAGCTTCTTTTCGAGATGCTGTTAGACGTGGAGAGTTAAAAGCTGAAGTTGAAAGACAACAAAAA